TTGATAGTTTTTACCATAAATTGTTTTTTTAAGTTTTTCGTACTCGTCCATATTCTTCTTCTAACCTTTTCATTGATATATTATTTACTTCTTGGATATGACCATCCCAAATATGTATTTCGCTTACTTGATATGTCCACCCAGTTAAGCTATGTCTAGCATAATTCTCTATGTGATTAAATGGTAAAGAACACCCTACGTTTACAATTCTAGTAAAATCATTCTTAATATTACTTATTTTTGCTACTCTTTGATCCTGTGCCCTATGGCTATGTCCAAAAACAATATCTATTTTTGATTTATTTGCAACTTGTCTTTCACTAGCTTCACCACCATATTCTTTTCCCATTGGGTTCAATGGAGCATGTATAAAACCAACACCACCTAACATAAGATATGTTCCATAAGGAATTACTTTCCATTTATATTTTGCAAAAGAACCTAGTAATTCTTTTTGACCTAAACCATAAAAAGATGGGTTCTTATCTTCATACCTCCATAAACGTCTTTCATGATTTCCAAATGTTATGTACTTTGGTATCTTTTTATATTTATGCCAATAATCAAATTCTTCCAAAGCACCTTCAAGTGATCTTATCTCTTGAGTAAAATATGGTTTTTCAATTCTTGCAGTATAGGTATCATCTTTAATGTAATGAGTACAAGAATCTAGTGTAACAAAATCTCCTATATGTACAATTGCATCAGGTTTTGTTTTTGATATGTGTTTTGCAAACCAACCAAATCTACTTTTACAAATATTTTGAGCTTTTTGGTTTTCATACAACCAAAAGTTTATCAAATATAAGTTGTAATTACAATCAATAGTTTTATGTAGATAATTTTGGTTCTACAATTTTTGGTTTTGGTTTTGGTAATATAAATTCATGACATTCAAATTTAAGATATATTTGATGTTCATTTATTTCTTTTTTTCCAATTTCTTCTATTTTTTCATAAGACTTTTTATAACCATCTAATAAACATGAATAAGAATCATTATAAGTTTGCTCAAATGTATGTGGAGCAATACAAGTTGCTGCAACATTTGAACACATTATTATAGTTAAAAAAAACTTCATTCTTCTCCATATCTGTTTTTTACACCTTTTGATAGAAAAAAATCGTCTTGAGGTAAACGTATATTGCAATCCTGATATGTTTTGGTACTAGACTATACCCTATTTTTTTGGTCCACCATTTTTAAATATTTGAGTACCTTTTATACCAAAAATAGAAGCTACTACAGTTATCCATAAAGTCTGGAACCAGACAGGTAGATTACCAAAGTGATGAAAAAATAATTCAATCTTTTCCATCATAGCAGGATCATCACTAAAAACTGCCCAAGCAAGAACCACTATGGGCGCAGAAAGAATTAATAAAACAAATTCGTCCTTGTAGTCGTTTTGTCTAGCTTCTAATAACTTACCTTGATACTCTGTTTCACCCCTTGCCATTTTTTCTGCAGTAAGAAGTGCTGCCTGTGACATTGCCTCTTTTTGTCTTTGTTTGTTAGCATATATTTTACTTCCAGTAGATACTGCTAATTTAATTGCTGATAACCACATCTATGTCCTCCAGTTTGCTAGTTCATCTAGCATCTCTTTTGCTTTTGTTATTTTTTGCATTTCTTTATCAATTGTTTCTACAATATCAGGGTGATCACCTACACCAACAGGATTCTCTAATAATACTTTTAAATTTGCTTCTGCTATACACATTTGTGCTTCATATTTTTTTTCTAAAGCATCAATAATAGTTTGTTTGAAACTTGGCATTAAGCTATAACTTCTCCATCTTGCCATTTCATTTCAGGTAAACCATTAATATAACTTGATCCATCATAAGTAAGAACCTGTTTTCTATTTGCACCTTTTTCATTGTATGATACATGAATCCAACCTGAATTAATATCTTTTTTATCTTTTGGCTTCCAAAACTCAAGTATAAGTTGATCAAAATCACAATTTGATTGAATCCAATATGCTACTTTTATATTGGGAATACCAAAAATTTCTATATCAGCCGCCATACCTTTTGCATGTTGGCTGGTCTTTTTTGAACCTATGGCTTCACACAGTTCCTCACTACGATAACCACTTGTTATTGTAATTGGTTTTTCAAACTTTGCTCTTATCGGTTCTAATACCTCATAACAAAGATTTTCTAAATTTTTAATATCACCGCTTCCAGGCTCATTTTGTATTCCTTTCCTGATAGCAGTCATTGATTTTGTAAATTCTTCTAGTTTAAAATGTTTTGATAATTGCATAAGACCCCTTTAAAATAACAGGTTATAAATAAGTGTAGACATACCAATAATTAACATACCAGTAGATGTCATTACTACTTTTTCTAATCTCTCAATCTTTTTACCATTCTGTTCTATTCTTCTATTTGTTTCTCTTTGCATAATCCTACATAATTTCTCATGGTCGTCAATCCTTTGATTAACCATAGATGTAGTAACAGATCGTTTTTTAACACTTTTTTTTCTCATTTTCCTTGACCTTTGTATCTCAATTGTTGTTTTGATCTACCTTTCCTTTTACTTTTATTCATAGAAGATACTTTTTTAGGTCTAGCACCTATAGAAGTTCCTTTGAATTTTTTTTCGTATACTTGGACTTTACCATATAGAGGTTTTTTTGCCATCTTTTTACTCCTTTTTTTTGGGGATACCCAAGTACCTATTTACCCCAAGATGCTAATCTCTGTGCATGTCAGGGGCTTTTAAATGGGTCTTTTTGGGCTATTTAAGTAATTTTTCTAAATAATGGATAAAATCAAGACTTTCCTCTTGTGCTTCTTTTACCCACTCATTTAAGGGTCTGTTATTGTCTTGCATTGTTTTGCCAAACTTTTGCATTCCCTGTTTGTGTCGTTTTATTATTTTTGTTATAATTTTATTAACAATAGGATCACTTGTAATATTACCATCTATTGCTTTTTGTAATTTTGTTTTAAGGAAATCAACTCTTGCTTGTAACTTTTGTATTTCTATTTCTTTTTCATTTATCATGTGTTATAAATAAGTCATGGGAGTTAGAAAGCCATTAGCCTGTAATCCACCATGACTATGATTTCTCCTTGATCTTTAATATAGGAGGTCTTTCATAGTCTTTTATTCCTATATGTTTTAATTTACTTGTTAAATCTGCCCAAATCTCTCCACCACATTGTGTCCATAATTGACAAAAATAAAAATCTTCACTTAAATATCTTTTTGTATTTTCAGGGTCTTTTAAAATACTATTACCTTGTATACCACAATCAAAGAAAGCATATTCTTTTTTACCTGCTACATCATCATAGCTTTCTCTAACATCATCTACCTTTGCTCTTACATCAGTTTGATATTCTATTGATGGATATTCTTTAATTATTTTTTCAAATACTTGTCTTTCAATACACATAAATCCAGTACCTGCATAATTTACTTTTTTAAAACCTTTTTCATTATCATTTAAATCATATTTGCCTAATGGAAAATTTATACACCAACCTTGACTAGCATCACCTTTTTCTATTGGACCATCATGTTTTATTGGATAACCTGCTGAAGTTATAGGTTTATCAAATAATAATACTCTTATAAATTCCTGTGGTTGAAAAATAATATCAGCATCTATAAAAAATAAATGAGTATAATCTTTTTGTTTTAAAAAAGCATCTACCAATTTATTTCTTGCTCTTGTAACAAGACTATCTCTTAACCACATCATACCACATCCAATGTTGGCATGGTTTAAAGTATCTCTTACTGAAATAATTGATGATATTGTTTGAAGATGAATCTTTTGATCAAAACTAGGAATACAAATTAAGACTGATTTTTTTATGGTTTTGTCGGCCATGTAACATTATTTACATCTTCAACAGTAGAAAGTCCATTAGTAATATCTCTTAAATTTTGACGATATGTAGTCATATCTTCTGACATTGTTACATCAGATAAAGCATAAAAATCTGTTTCAGCTAATTTACTATTTCTTTGTTGTCTTAAATTAGCTATTGCTCTATCAAAAGCACCAGCTTCCCAATCAGCTTCTTCCTGATCTCTTTGTGCTTCTTCTTCAGCAGTCA